GCTTGAGGGAATCCTTGTTGCATATTTAAACCTGAACTTGGAGCTTGTCCTAAATCATAATTACCACCAAATTGTGCTTTATGAATAGTTCTTCCATATTTTCCTGCAGCTAATGAACTTAAATCCATTTCTCCACCAGCACCACCACTTTCTCCACCAAGGCTACTAGCCATTTTCATAAGACCACCAATATCAAAACCACCGCCTCCACCATCTTTTGGAGCAGCAGCTTGTTGTTTGAGTGCTAACTCTTGTCTTTCAGCACCAGTGGAACCTGTAATCATTTTATCAGCAGAATCAAACTGATCTGAAAAACTTAAAGGTTTAAATGCTGGTTGTGCTAAATTTATATTAGCACCTAATTGAGCTTTCTTAAACTCTTTACCATGAACCTTCATGAAGGCTTCTTCCGATGGGTATTTCTTGTAAAATTCTTTCTGGGTCTTACATCCAGACATCTTTAAAATTTGTGCTTTCATGATTAGTTATATTTGTTTAACCAGCTTCCTGGTTGTTTAGTATTGTAGTTTGTAAAGTTAGTTAGATTATCTAAATTTTGCAAACCTTTTTGTTCTTGTCTTAATCCATTCTTAGCCATTCTAGGTTTTTTACCTTTTGGATATTCAGTAACATACTCAGCTCCTTCAAAGTTATAGTCTTCACCTGGATACATCATTTGTTCTTCTCCTGTATCTGCTATACCTAATATTGGTTCAGTTAAAGCTTTACCTGTTCTAGGGTCTCTTTTCATTGTAATGTTACCACCTTGAATTCTTGTTATCTCTCCTGGATGATCCCATTGTCCTCTATCATCTTTAATGATTCCTCCATTTTTTTGTTGTTGTAAAGCTCCTGCACCTACTGCTGCTGGAACTGCTGCTGGAAGAAGTCTCATTAAATCTCTTTTTGTTTCCGTTGGAACTCTTGATTTTCCCCACCTATTTTGTTTGAAGAATTGATCTAATCCTCCAATTTTATATAAAGCATCTAATGTTTCATCTCCAGGATTTTGTAATAAACCCATAGCTTCTTCTGGATCAACTCCTTGTTTTAAGAACTTATCATATAGTTGAGATCTAGCACTCATTAATTCAGAGTGTAATTCATTTGGTGATGATTGCCATGTTCTATGTGCATAATTATTTCCAGAAGGTTTAACTGGTGTTCTCAATGCATTTTTAAATCTTTTTCCTATATTAGTATCAGGATTTGATGTAAAGTATTTTAACTCTGGAGAATATTCAGTTGTCATTGTTCCCCAAGGAATATAATCTCCTATATCTTGAGCTGAGTGCCCTGATTCATGTACAACAGTTTTTTTTATTTCTTCTCCAGGTAATCTATACATCCCCATATTTCTTAATGTAATACTCTCATTAGTAGTTCCAGAATTAAACCCAGCCACTCTACCTCTATTAGCTTCAAGATATTCTTTTGAGTCAGCAGATATATTTTCAAAAGGTAAGTCTGAAGATCTAGTAGACACTAACTTATTTTCTGTAAGCGTTAAAGGATTTTTATTCTTTGCTCCTATTCCATAATTTGGCTCAGTCAAATATATATTATCTATTCTATTTTCTACTTCAGGTCTAAGCTGTCCATTTTTATAATACCAATTATCAACAAAATCAATACCTTCTTGCATCGCTTTATTTTGAACTATATTAGATGCTTGTTTCTGTGCTTGTGTTATAGGAAATGTTTCAAATAATGGTCTTCCTTTAGCCACATCTATTATACCTTGTTTTAATCCTCCCATATGTTCATCAATTACTGGAAGAAGTGATCCTGACTTAGGAAAGTTCTTAATAGTTTGTGCTTTAATACCTGATCCTACATTACCTAATTGTTGTCCTATAGCTTTTTCAGCAGATTTATATCCAGGAACTATGTTAAGAGGATTAACAAGATTACTAACAAACTCTGAATTTGATTTTGCTCCTATACCTTCAAGCCCTCCTGTTAATAATGGAACACCTACACTTGTAACATAAGGCATATATGAATCTTCTTGTTGTGCTCTTAATGGAGCAGAACCTAAATCAGAAGCCATGTTACCAATCATCACTCCTGGATTCAACCATTCATCAACGAAATTATTTGGTTCATCAGGAAACATTCTAAACTTATCTCCTGTAGCTTGTGTTTCATCTGCAAGTTGTTGTCTCCAATTATCTTTTGTAAAAGATTTCTTTTGAGAAGCAGCACTTTTATTTAGTCTATCTTTTCTATCTTGTACAACAGCTTTATCTTTAGCTAGTTGATTTGCTTTAACTTGATTTTTATATTCTTTAGTATCAAACCATCTTCTAGAATCTTCAGATTGAGCTTCTTTATTTATAGATTGTTGTAGTGGTGTATTTGCTTTTTGATCTTTATTAAATTTTTTAAAATCAAATTTAGAAGTCTTACTTCCATCTTGACTAATAGTCTTAGGTTTCCAATCTAATCCTTGTTGGTAGTATTGCATCTCTTTGCCATTCTGTGCAGAAGCATCTGTAACATCAGTTTGGTTTCTACGTGGTCCTTTACTAGGAGATCCATGTCTAGCATACATATGTCCTACAGCTCCTGGCATTACTCCTCCCATTTGAAATTCTTTCTGAGGAAACATTATATTTTCTCCTTTCTCAACTGCTGGATGTCTAGTTTCATTTTCCCATTTATCAGCTTCTTGCCATGTTTTAAATGGACCACCTAAATGTTCTTTAGTTTTTCTAAATTCAGCAATAGGATCTGCTAATGGTTTACCATATTTGAAACTAGGAATTAAATAAGCTGGTTCTCCATCTTCTCCACCTATAGACATAGCTCTTTCACTACTAGGATCAGAATATGGAATTCTATATCCTTTTGGTAACTTATCACTAGTAGGTTGTAAAAATTTTAGTTTACCTCCAGTTTGAAACTGTCCTCCCCATGCAGGAGAACTATTTCTACCTACATTAGAATATCCATCTCCTTGAAATCCTTCAGGAGCATGTGTTTGATAATCATTATAATTATCTTCTTTACCGTAGTTATCTAACCAACCGCCATTCTTCATGTTGTTGCTATTGTCTCTACCACATTCATGACATATGTACATATCCTTAACACTAGAATCAGATTTGTCCCATGACCATCCACATGTGCATTTTACTTTACTAGCCATTACTTATATGATATTTGTGCAGGAGTTAATATGAATTGGCTCACTAGGTGAACGTTTGATTGATTGTCAAGAATATGTCTCACTTTTAATTCTTTTGCTCTTAGAGGAGCTTTTTTGAAACTACGTGTATCATAATTCATGTTTTCTTGATTAACTACTTTATCAATAGAAAGACTCTGACATCCAGTGTTGAATAATGGAATTTGAGAAGATTTTTGAAGAGCCCAGAATGTATTATACTGATAAAAGCTATCGCTCTTAGTATATAGAATTGTTTTACTATCTGTATTGAATATTGGATATTGCATGTATGCATGCATGTTGTTTAATGGTTTTGCCACTAAGTTTAATACACCAGAACTTTGTTGTCCATTATAAAGGATAGCTTTATTAAACCATTTATCATTTGTTTCTATTCTTGTGTTATCATTAAACACACCATCTGGTATAGAAATATATTCATATGCCTTAGTGTAATCTTGTACGTTCTGGAGAATCTCATCTTGATACTGATAAGCAAAAGGATATTCAATTATATATGGTCTTACATTTCCATAGAAACTATTGTATAATTGTATATTAGTTAAGTGTCTCCATATACATCCTGTTATAGTTTGTGTTAATTTGATATTATAATATTCGTCTCTAGTAATATCATGTAATGATATGGTCTTTTCAGATTTACAATCTCCTGTAGATTTTAATGTAACCATAGTTACATTATCGTTTACAGTATAACTTATTCCTAATATAAGAGTTTTTTTAGAAACACCTTCTGCTATTACATTCCCAAACTGATCAAAGATTGAGAATGGTCCAGCAGTAGGTCCTACTTGTGTTAACTTTATTGTTATTACTTTTGACATATTAATTTATTAACAAGGTCCATTATTAATTAATGTTACTTCAGGAGGTGTAATTACACTACCACTTCGTGCACAGAATGTTTGAGTTGAAGGTCCTCCACCAGAGTTACCAATATTTACAGTTTGGGTAACTCCTGAACAATCAGTATAACTCACTGTTACAACTCCCACTGTTGTTTTACTTATTGTATATGAGAAACAAGCTATTGTTGTAGTTGTTGTTGTTGTTGCAGGAACACATCTTAAAATTTCTGTAATTATCCCTGATTCAATGTGATACACATCTGTTGTTGTATTTGCACTCTCATCTGTAAAATACCAGCCATCAGGTACTGTAGTACAATCATTTGTACCATTATCTAAATATACTTCTTGAAATAATGTAAGATTTATTGCTTTTGCAGATAATAATATATATATAAAATCTGGATAAGTTGTTACATAAGCAACTGCATTACAAGCATCTTCTGAATTTGCTGTAGATATTACTGTAGATGGAGGGTCTGTTGTAGTATATCCTGTTATCAAACTAATTGTTTGTAATCCTGCAGGTCTTGTGCAAGGTTCAATTACAACTACACCAGTTGCTTCTAATGCACAATCAAATACTGTAGCTTCTCCATCAATTGTACAATCAAATAAATGAGCTTCTCCATCTATTCTACAATCTAAAATTGCAATAGTAGTAGTGGTTGTAGTTGATGGTGTAGGAACTAATATTCCAGCAACAAAATCAAAATCATCACAACATCCATTTACTCCTGAATAGAAGAAGTTATTCTCAGCTATGTACCAATTAGGAATATAACTATGAAAACTTATCCAAGTTTTGGTATTCATGTTAAATGAAAGTGTCCAAGACTTATTACAAAAATAATCTGAATCTTTTAAATCAACAACTATTGTTATTGTTGAATCACCTACTACTTCTTCTATGTAAAATTCTTTAGTTGTAGAATTATATTTAATATTATTATTTAGAGGAATATAATCTAATTTAGTAATTATTACTCTATCAAATTTACTATCATATACAGCATGTAAACCTACACCATTAAAATGATTATCAGTATCTACATTTGGATAATATCTTAATATTTCAAATGCTAAATGATCTGTAAAGAATCTATTCATACCAGAACCAAATGCAGATAAGTCTTGAGCCTGTGTACCTACAATAAGAAACACTTGTCCTCTTTTAGCATCAATTGTTATTTGTCCATTTGGAATCTTTAATAACATTTTATTTTGACTTCCTACATATCCAAGATCTGTTTCAGCAAAATCTATTGGAGGAGCTCCTTTAAATAACATTGGATTACCAACATAAGCTGCTTGTGGATTACTTGTATCAATAGTAAGTAAGTTATTATACATTAATGTTTTATTCTCAAATCTAGCAAGTATAGCTCTATTCTGAATACCATCTAATGATATTAAGTTTCCGTAGTTTTGAGGAAAGTCAAAATATGAAACTGCTCTATATGTTAACCAACTATTCACTCTGTTATCAGCATCTGTATTCTGTGTATCAGAATAAATTGCTCTAAATGGATAATATGTATAACAAGCTTTTCCATCCCAGTCAGGAGGAAGATGTGTAAATGTATTTTCTTTATTCTGTTTAGAGAATGTTACATTATATGTATATGTATTATCGTTAGCTATACTTACAAAATCTTCTTGTACCCAATCATCAGGAATACCTGTAGATACATGTGGCCAGAAATCACCTTCTCTATTATTAAATGCTTGTCTAAGATCTGTATTATAAGAACTCTCACAATAGAAGTTAGGAATACCATATGCAAATAAATAAAAGTATCCATCGTAGAATGTTCTATTAGGATTTGTATCTGCTTTAGCAGTTGATGGTATTAACTCTTGACTATTTTTACAATCAAACTCATGAGCTTTATATGAAATTATATTAGATAATGTACCTGAATTATTTTTTTCATAATTACTTAATATAGATCTAGCTGAGTGCCAATATTTAGGATAAGCTATATTACCAATTTCATCATAAAATACATCACTATCATCTGGAGCATTAACTCTATTATCAATAAAGAATGGAAGTTTAGTTTTAAATGCAAATCTACTTATAAATGTATCTCCGCCAAATATTGTAGAGCTTCCTGTAGTTTTAGTATTTTTTTGAAATCCTGTATCAATAGTAACATAAGAATATATTTGTCCCCATTGATTAACAAAAGTATTTTTCAATGATGCATAATAAGAAACAACACTAATGTCTTTTTCTTGAGCAGGAGTTCCACAAGAACTACCACTACTTACAGTAAATCTAGATTTATCTGTTACTCCTATACTAGCCATTTCAGTACTATTACTAGGAAATGGTAATGCAGTTTTAGCATCATCTGTTTTTAAATAAACAGAAGATTCTCTTTGATAATTATTTATATTAAAATCATCACCTACATTTTGTACTCCTGGAATTAAATATCTTTTGATATCTAGTGTTCTTTGTTTATTTCCAGTATTAGTTATCTCTGCATTATAATCATAACTAGCTGTAGAGTTAAATGAATATGCATAATTTCTTCTTGTTATACCATTTATATATATTTGTAGATATGCTTGATATGTTGTAAACATAGCAGTAGCATTAAATTGAGCTGTAATATTTCCCAATCTACTAGAACTATCCAATGCATCTTCTTGTGCTTCTTTTGTAAGAAGTCTATATTTAGCATTACTTCTAACTTGTACAAAATGTGCAGATCCTTTACCATATATTACATTCTCCAATTTAACAATATCTCCTAAAAAGGGTTGACCAAATGATGTTTCTGGTGAATTAAATATTTGTCTATATGGAAGAGGTTGATTAGTTTCATCATCAATTGGAGGTTGAGGTGTAGGAACTTTACATTGATTTGCTGCACGTACATCTTCGTCAGGTCTAGCTTGAATAGTTTTACCACAATGATCGCATCCATCAATACATACAGGTTCTGTTCCTACCTTTACATGAATAATATAACTAGAATTTGTTGGCCATCCTTCTACCCATTCTTCTTTTATCTCTCCAAATTCATCTGTCCATCGTGCTCGCCATCCAGCACAAAATTGAATAGCTGTGCCAGTAGAAGCAATTCTCCAAACATTATAATTACCATATGCAGATGTAGCAGTACCACTATAAATTATAGGTTTTGTAATAGCACAAATGTTATGAATTCCTAATGTGTATAATTTTTCTTTTATTGATTTATCAGTATTACAACTAGTGTATTCTATTTCAACATAACCATTAGGTCCAAGTGAAGTAACATTTACAACAAACGGTTCACATAACTGTGTCCATCCATTATTAGTTGCATTAATAAATGGATCTTCATTAATATCATTATACGGATAATTAGGAAAATAAAAAGATTGTTCTTCTCTTTTATATCTTCCTACATTACGAAGAATTCCTTTACCTACAATAGATTTATTTGTTGCTCTATCTCCTCTTAGTATTTTAAATCCTACTATATCTGCTTTTTGTTCATCTGTAAGAGAAGAACTTTGAATTAAAGTATTTACTTGAGTAATATCTATTTTTACTCCTATAGGAAATACATTATTATTTTGAAAAGATAATCCTGTAAGAGGATCATATCCTATGACTGGTTTTGTAATAGGAGATACTAATACATCTGGAAACTTATGATGTCTAATCTTTTGTCCACCAAGATCTCCCCATACATTAGTGTTGCATGGATATTCTTCTGTAGATTCCCAATATGCAAATTTACCATAGTTGTAAGCAGTGGCATTACCAATATTAGTTGTTGCATCTACAGGAGATGCATTAATTACAGAAGCAGTGTTGTAAATTTCCCAATAAGGAGCACTTGTGCCTTCACCAATAAAATCTTGATTTGTATTAGGAACACTAACTAAATCACTACTTATTGCTTCTCTACCTGGTATATGAAAACCATCTGTTTGTTTTCCATTTCTAAGTAGGAATGCAATTTCAAAAGCATACACCTCATCACGAAGATAACCTCTTAGATTAGTAGCATTTAATTCATCTGAATAGTTTTCAGTTGGTGGTAATTTATATGTTTCCCAAAGTAAATTTATACCTGTTGCTATTTCTTGATAATTGATTCTATCAATAGATACAAGTCCATCCCATATAAGAACATCTTGTGCTGTAGTTAAATCTTCAGCTATATCATAATATGGAAACTTTTCAAATATATCATTAATAGATAATCTTATGGCAGTGACATCTTGTCCAGTATAAGTTATTTGTCTTGTTGAATTATCAATAAAATATGTACCAACTAATTCAACAGAACTCACTGCATTTATTGTTTTAATAACTGCTAAGTTAAAATATGTATATTCTCCTGTTGTATCTAAATTAGAAACATCAATAACAATTGACTTACCTACATTGTAATTATAATTTACCGTTGTAATACTAATATCAGCAATTGGTGTAGGGTTTGTAATAGAATAATACGATGTATATGGATTACCAGAAGCATCTGCATATTGTACAGCAAATTGATATGTACCAGAAATTAAAGCTCCTCCAGTTGTAATATCTACAACTGAAAGATCTGGAATGTTAAAATTAGGTTGTATTTTTAATTGATTACAATCTAATATTTTAGTATATGTAGGATCACAAAGATCTGAATCAGAAGTTAATGTATAAGGAATATTTTCAATATCTAAATATCTTCTTGGATTAAATCCATCTGTCCAATAAATTTCAGTTTTACAATTAGCTATTTTATGTACAGCTTTATGTATTGGATTATCAATATTAAAATTAAGACATGCTGCATTAACTAATGTATGATATATACAATCATTATTATCCATATAACCTATCTCAGATGAACCATCATTAGGATTGGTAATAAAGAATATATGTTTACTTTTTTCGTTGATAAAATGTTCTCCTATTAATACATAGTTTTTTGGAAAAGATAAACAAAGTTCATTTCCTTGTTCATTCTGATAATTAACAGACGATGAATCAAAGTTTTCTAAAGCAGCATTCAATGCATAAGTAAGAGTGCCTGGTTTAATCTGGTTCAAAGTTTGATCCATATTAAGTCCTACAGTTGCATTATTATATTCTTGTCTTATATTGCCTTTTTCTTCTTCAGCCATGATATATATTAATTATTTCTACGTCTTCCATATCTACTAGTAGGAAGTTCATACATATTAAATCTATTCAAATCATTCTTAATCCTTTGTTGTTTTTCCCAAGGAGTTTGTTTCTTGATTTCAATACTAGCCATAATAAAGGCTTCTTCATATGCTTGTTTATGATACATTAACTTTTGTTGTAACTGATTGAAAGTTTCATCATTAGTTTGATTAGTTAACGTTTCAAATATTTTAAACTTAAGAAATGCTTCTACATATTCTCTTATACGATAATTATCAGGAATTAATTGATTTCCTATTTCATCATACTCTGTAGCATAAAATATTAAATGTACAACACCATTTCTGAAGTTAGTTACAAACTTGTTATCTCGTATATCAAATGAATCAATACTTGCAGATCCAGGTGTAAAGTTATTTGTGTAAGATACATCACAGTTTTGTCTTGCAGATATATTTCCAGGTTTAAGTAAATAACTATGATTAAATCCTCTAGTCACACTATTGTTTGTCTTATATACAGTCTGTATTAATTCTGGCATACATGAACCATCACAACCAACATTAGCACAACAAGGACCAACAACACTACAATCAGTAGTAATAGGAGATACTTGAATAGTAGTTTCAGTATATGCTTGTGAATAGAATGAATTAGCTGATTGATATGGATATCCAGATACTTGTGTAGTCATCCAAGCTTCTCTAACAGCATAAAAGTTATCAGGAAGTCTTGCTTGAAAGTCTTCAATAATAAGAACTTCTTCAGTAATCACATAAGTTGTTCTTCCTAACTTCTTTAGAGCTTTGTCTAAATAAGTAGGAAATAATAAATCATCTACAGCACCTGTATCCATATATGACTTAAGTTCTTCCTTAACGGTTGAGTAGATAGGTTCTGGGCTTATAAAAGCATATTTATAATAGTAGCTCATAATTTATTTAGTGTTTCCATTCTCGATATATATGTTGATATTTATCGTTGGTTTTTAAATAGTGTGATAGTAGTCTTGATGTAAGTCTGGAAGGTTTGAAGTACCAAAGTCCAGAGTTCTTAAAACGTGCTGTGGGTTTAAACCACATCCAACCAAAGAAATAACCTTCTGTGTGATAATTAAAATTATATATCACCTTTCCTTTCTCTTTAGTTTTTTGCCAATCAATTGGTAAGTTTATAAACTCTTTACCATCAGCATGGGTCATCTTTCTTCGTTTCTTTTTATTGATAGAAAATTCTCCAAAACCATATGGTAGTTTTGCTTTCTCTCCTGTCTCTAAAATATATTCTTTAAATAATTCATTATATGTGTAGACTATGTTTCTCCATTCATCGAATGTAAGTTTAATAGAAGGATAACTTTTACAGAAATGATTATAGTTATCTTTACTAGAAGATCTCCAGTCTACTTTTACTCTTGACATTAATTAGTTGGTTTTGAATTTGGAGATTGACCATCTATTCCTTCTGCACTAACATCTGATTTAATATTGAAATATGTAGATAAAAGTTTTTTAGATGTAAGCTCTAAGACTTGTTGTTCTAAGTATCCAGGAAGAGCAAACTCTTTATCCAAAGGATTCATACATAATTGTTCATTTGTATAATCTGGAGATCCGCATCCACATTCAGGATACATAATTTCATTATCAACATCTTCTTCAAAGAATGCTACAAATCTAATTGCTTTAAGTAATGGATTGTTTACATATAAATATCCATTAGATATCCAGAAGTATTCTTCATTCTTAATTACAGGAAGTTTTAATAAGTTTATATATCTATTAATAGATATTTCTTTTAGTTTCTTTCCTTTACCACTCATAGCATTAATAGAATAAACTCCTTGTATAACATACTGATAGTTTCCTTCAGATATACGTGGGAGTTTAAATTTAGTTCTAGCTATTGAACAAGGATCTACATAATCACAACATTCAGAAATAGACACTTCACACATCTCAAGACATGGTATAGTAGTGAACAATGTATCAGTAGCCCAAAGCTTTCTAAGATTGGTTTCACGTTTAATAAGCAATAAAGAATTGTTTCTTATTTCGCTAGCTATTGCTCTATCTGTTATCAAAGAGTCAGTTGAAAGTATCTTGTGGACACTTCTAACATCTGATACTAATTTTCTTAATGTTGCCATAATTTATATTCGTTGTTCAAATTCTGCAATCTTGCCTAGTACAGGATCATATACAAGAGCTAATGCAGCTCTAACTGAGTGGACAAAATTATTATCTAGGTGCCATCTATCAGTTCCTGATAAGCTAGGCATTTGTTGTATTCTTACTCCTTTAAGTTCCTTGGCCATATAGTGATGTTTATCACCTGTATGAACTTCTCTATATTTAGCATTACCAAATGCTTGACTATATTGAGGATGTGTTGCAAACAATAAAGGAAGATCATCTAATTTACAATTTCCATGATGCCAGCCAATAAATGTATTACCTAATGTTATTCCTTTAATGACTGAATGTTCTCTTATGAATTCTACATCATAATCATTTTTGAAGAATATATCTAATGCATGTGCTAAGTAAAAAGATTTAGTTCTGTCATGATTACCTTGTACTAGAACAACTTTAACTTCACTGCAATATTGTCTTAACATATTAATTGTATCTACTAAAACTGAAAATCCTAATTCATATTCTGAATGATATTCCATAATAGTATCCTGTGGAGTACCTTGTGTAGTTTGGTTTTGGTAGTTATCAGTATGAAAGAAATCATTTGATATAGGTAATACTACGGTGTCTATGTTGTAATTAAGCCATACTTTTTTAACTAAAGATTGAGCTATTTCAAAATATCTTTTAGCTCTTATAGATGGATCATTATCTCCATCTACACATCTTTTAGCTAAATGATAATCAGCTATTGATATTTCTACATCTACATGATCTTTATTAGGATCAAGTAAAGCTTCACTAACTGATATATTATTTGGTTTGTAATTTTCTAAAAACTTAGAAAAGTCTTCAGCAGAGTAATCTTTTGCTTCTTTTCTTTTTGAAAAGACTGAGGAAGTAAAACTACTCAATATCATCTTTAGGTTCAAATGCACTAGTAACAGTACTTTCTATTGTACCTTTTTCAACATTCACTTTTCTGATTTCTCCTGTAGAAACATTAAGTTCCATAGGAACTTCTGTATCTTTTTCTCTTAATTCTTTTAAAAGTTCATTCACTTCAAACTCACTTATTCCTAGTTTTTCAGCATAGAATTTTTTACTTTTCTTTTGACTCAATAACTCTTCTAACTTGAATAATAAATCTTGATTCTCAGACATATATAGTTTAGTTTAATTAAATTAGGGTAAAGATAAATATAGTTTTTATACTATCCAAATAAATTTAATTAAATAGGTTATTCTTTATAACTAAAATTGTTATAAACAAAAACTCCCTAGACAAATGTCTAAGGAGAAACCTGGTAAAACCAACAAAACAAGGTTTTTTATTTTATTTTATATTGTTAATCTTTTATTAATCTTACAGAGAAACCATAATTCTTATCATTATCGTATATAAAAGCATTGCTATTATCGTAACCTAATAAAAGATAAGTAGCGAATGCTATAACTGCCTCTGTAGAACTCCACCATAAACCATAATTACTTATTTCAATAAATACTTCATCGTCACGGTACCCTCCAGGAAGACCTGTAAAACCACTTGTGTTAGTAGCATCCGTATTTGGTGTTGACCAATGACACAATCCTGCCTCTTTCATCTTACCTCCTGCAACAGTTTCTCCGCCTAAAAATGTAGTAAGAGTATTAAACTCAGTACTTGTTGGTATATGGTAACCTAAAGGCGCTAATCCTCCATTAGCAGTATTATTTACAGCATACCAATTGTATAGTTTACCATAGGTCGGTCCGTTAGCTGAATCATTATTATAATAACACCAAGCACCTGTAGTCAATCCTGCCCAAGCAGTTGGGTCGGTTACTTGTGGGATTGGCGTACCGTCTCTATAAGTTGTTACATTTAAATTGCAATTTGTCCATTCTTGAGTTCCAATTAAGATTTCTTCGCCAGGTACACAATCTAAACATGGATCTGGTGTTGTAATTACAGCAGTTGCTGCTAAATCACAATCTATTCCTGATATAGTTAAATTTACATAATTAGTACATGATCCTGTAGATAACACTCTAATTATTGTTGTACCATTTGGTACAGTTGTAGAAGTGTATCCTGCAACTAATGCAGTTTTAGTAATTCCTGTAACTAATATTGTAAAAGTTATTCCATCAGGACTTGAATATAAATTATATAATGGACCTGAATCTACTCCTACTGTTGTTAATTTTATTAATACTGTCATAATTTTTAATTTATTTTATATACATTGTTCACCTTCACCGCCTAAATCTAGATTTATTGATGGACCTGTAGATAAATCTAACCCAGTAAATACAATATCTCCTGTAGTTAACAGACACGGTGTCTGAACAATAGGAGTATATACAGTTAGTGTTACAGGAGAATCTATAGCATTGTTAGTAAATACCTGTACAGTTTGAGCAGTATTACCAGGAATAAAAGTATATGTACCTAATGCTATAGTGTTAGGTCCTATAGGAAAAGAATACGGAGAGTCTAAAGTAACTGGATTACCATTCACATATACTTCATTTATATCTACACTGAGATTATTACTATTATTACTTATAGTAATATTTGGTGTTGGTGTAGATGTAGTACTACTAGTAGTGGTTGTACTACCACCTGTTACAGTTACATCTATAGAATTAGTACAAGAAGTTCCTGTAGATGTTATTCTAATTATTGTTGCAGTATCAGGTACTCCTGATAATGTGTATCCTGATTGTAATGCTGATTTAGTCACTCCTGTTTGAAGAGGTGTTACATAATCAATATTAGAATATAAATTAAATAATGGTCCTGAGTCTGCTCCTGCTGTAGTTAATGTTAGTAAGACTGTCATTTTTATTTGTTTTAATTAATTATTATATAAGTTTCAAATAAGTTTGTATTAAGGTCTGTATTGAATATAATAATAACCTGAACCTACTGGATTTGGAATAACTGGTGTTCCAGCCACTCCGTTACAAACATATATTTTTTGCCATACACCATAACCTACACCATCAATATCAAATTTACCTGCTAATGTATCATAAAGTTTTTCTACAACTTTAGGAACCATTCTATTATAATAGTTTGTAGTTATTCCAGATGTAACAGATAAATATGTATTGATTAAACTATCAAGTTCATCATATCTTACATAATTTGTATCAAGATATAAAGCTAATGCACATAATGTATCTATTGTAGCTTGAAGCATATCATGTGTTCCTGAAGAAGGTGTTATAGAAGGTGTTGCATCTATAAGACATTTTACAGTATAATCAGCCTCGATTACATCTATCTTACCATCAATTACTACTATATCTGCAACTATTGCATCAACTTGTTCTTGCAGATCGCAAGCAGCTTGTATAAGAGCTTTTGATATATCTACAATAGTTATATCTCCAGAAATAGGAAGAAATGAACTCACAAGAGTACATATAGTTATACCAGTAAGATTTATCTTTATACCTGTTCCATTTAATGCAGATACAAGATATGTAGTTATAGCTTGTTCTATATGTGATAAAGAATCACCTGTTTGAATTCCTAAAGTAGGAATATCTATTCCTGTATATTTAACACATTGATCACTTACAGTTTCAACGCATCCATTGTAACAATTTTGACAAGACATATTATTATTATTTTATATTATTAAGTTTATTATTTATATACATGATATTGGTACAAGCTTCCTCTGCAGTATTTCCTTGAGATAATGTTATCGGGCTAGTAATATTACATCCTGCAGTTGTTGTTTAGTCTTTTATGCAACGAACTGATAAACCGAAGGCCTTACTGATGGGATTCCCA